ATGCCGAGGGGGTGTGGAAACTGCGAGACCCCCCCTCCCCTCACAAAGTTTGATCCCTCATCTCTTTTTCTTTTAACTTTTGAATCTCTTCAATTGTAATTTTTCTATAAATTCCTAAAACATTTTCATAAATAATTTCATCAATTGCTTCTTCGACTGCTGCATCGTAGTCTGCTTCTGACAATTGATCAGAAGTCATTACTATTCTGCCAAGGAACTCCATTGTGTGGTAACCTGATTGAATGTCATACGCATTCCATGCATCGAAGTCAGTGTAAGGAGAATGAGGGTTGTCAATTGTTGTTAGCATACCATGCATCTACTTCTCCTTAACTGCAATACTATTCTCCAATGTAGTAAGAGACACACCAAGAGTAGCTGCTATCTCACCTCTTGTGTAGCCTTGCTCAGCCATTGTCCTAGCTCTTGATCTCTGTGCTGGGCCCATCAATGGTTGATCCTTTGGTGTTGCTAGCTTACGAACATGATCAATGTCTGCATAGCGTAGCATCTCACTTAACTTGGAGGGGCTTATAGCATCAGCCTGGATAGCATCCCATTCACTCTGTGTAATCTCGTAGTCTTCCTTGTTCTTCTTAATACCAAGGCGGGCCCGTGCTTTCTCTAGTGCTTGGTATTCCATCTTGTTTAACGAATCATCTGAGATGTTAGGATTGTGAGCTCGACGCTCTTTCATCTCGGACTTGGCAATTCGTTGGGCCTGGCGTTCTAGGGGGGCCTTTGTACGGGCTAGTGCTATCTTGGCATCGAGGGAGGCTACTTCTTTTGCATAGGTAGCCCGGGCAGTAGGCGATTGTTTAGTAGTGGGGGTTCTTGTAGACTCGAGGCGTGCCCTGTTTGCTAGAGTCTTAAGCTTATTAGAATGATCTGCATACATCCGCTCTATGATAGTACCCACATTATCGGGGCCTGACATAAGGGAGCGTGCATCAGTAGCTTCCGCTAGCTTAGTACTCTTGGTCATTCTTTGTACTCTCTCAGGACCCCATGTAACTTCGCCTGTTTCTTTATTAACTTTCTTAACAGCACGGGTCTCACCAGTAGGTACCCATTCTCGAGCCCCTGTTTGCTTATTAATAGGGCCACCTTCTCCATGGGGGCGGGCTCTTCTAGCAGGAACATCCTTCCTACCTTTGGCCCTTGAAATCAAAGTAGATGCACCACCTACTTGATACTTCTTCTTAAGCTCTTTGATTCCATTGTCATTGAATGATTGCTTGTAATTAAGTCCATGCTTATAGGAATCGATCACTACCATGGAATGTTTGATTGCTCTTGCAATCTCTGACACTGGTGCTCTATGAATTGACATGTCAGTAATGAGATTCGAAATCTTACCCATCTCATTCTGAAGATTATCTTTTGTCATCTTGGGACTGTCATCAGTACCAGGATACATAGCAATGGGATCAAAGTTCTTAAGCGCTTCTAGTGGTGGGGAAGATTTGATTCTACCCTGTGGATCTGGAATCACCATGACAGTATCGCCATCAAAATCAGCGCCTGACATTCTCTTGGCTACTCGATGGTTAATACCAATCGCATCTTTCGAATTACCAAGTAGTTTCTTTGCTTCGGCGTGATTGTTGTTAACAATCAATTCTGGAATCTCAAACGTCCCACCATGTGGGTGACGAATCAATACAACCTTTTCGCCAGGAAAATAATTTGGCGCATACACTTCAGTTTCTGGCATGGTTTCGATTGGCAGGATAACATGAATTCCTTGCCTTGGAAGCGCGGCCGCCTTCAAATGAACTGATGCATTATCCGTTGAATCGGCAAAAGTTTCCAGCAACTTCTTCTTAACAACAGGATTAGTAAGCGCCATGATGTTATCGAAGTCTCGCTCACGACGCTCGTATGTCATATCAAGTTGTGATTTAGCAAGGGCGGGGGATTGTTTTGAAAGCATCTGGGAGGATAGGTTTCGAGACCACTTCTCCCATTGTCCTTCTTCATTAACAATGTTCATTACAGAAGTGACTTTCTCCCGAGATGTGCCAGGATGTTCAATGATCTGGCGATCAATAAACGTACCGAATGGATTTAATGGATCATCTTCATTCTCTTTGAAAGCATCAAGCTTACTTCTTGTTTGTTCTTTGGCCGTGTTGAATTGAAGATCTGATCCTTCAGGAAGATCATCCTTGTACATGGCCATGCCCTTGAGATAGTGGTTGTTTCCTACAGCGATCCGAACTTGAGCATAGTTCGAACCACCAAGAGAAACATCCGCTACTCCAGGACGAACATAGATCATGCCGTCTGCTTTACTACCATCAGATCCATACACCACATGAACCCTAGATGGACTGATCTTCTTAGGTGCGAGCATGCCTTGAAATGTTCTACCACCATCATCAGAAATTTGACCAACAGGGAGAATCTTATCTCGATTCAACCATACATCTTTTTGAGTTACGCCAGCTGGTACTAGAACTTTCTGAGTGACCTTGTGACCAGACAATGCAAGAGGATCTTGAACTTTATGAACTTCATAACCTTCTGCCTTGAGAATGGCAACAGCTGAATTCAACTTGTTAGCTGTGACACCCATTCGATTCTCTGTGCCACGACCAATGTCGAGGAATGGTTTCTTATCAACTTCTTCTCGCAACATCTGAGCAGTAGTATCGATGATCTTAGTCTTTTCCAACTCACCCGGACGAAGCCAAGACCTAACTACAGATTCGTTCACACCCATTCGCTCACCGATGGCAGTATTAGACATACCCTTTTCTTTTAGTCTTGTTGCAAAGATGATGTTGGATTGTTTCCTTTGAGCATTAGCGACTGATCGCTTAGAGCGAAGCTCAATCAAGGTCATACCCATACCATCAGCGATTGCTTTCTCGGAAAGTCCTTGCTTCTTCAACTCATTGATACGATCAAGAAGCGTTGGGTTGCGTTGATCTGATTCTGTACCACCATCTCCCCAACCACTGGATCCCCATGGATAACGCCCTGAATGCCGTGGAGTTCCATAATGTTCGAGATACTCTTGTTCATCAATCTTCAAAGCGTCACCTCCTATCTCAGTTTCATCTGCTCGATTTGCTGATCGAAATAGATTATCTTCTCCATGATGGATGCAATTACAACCGGAGGGGGGTCAAAAATTCTGATTTCGTCTCGCTGGTAGATCCGAAGCTCAATTACAATGTCATAAGGATTGAAGCCATACTCTAAACAAAAGAGTGCGGCATACACTTCTAATTGATGTTCCGATGTAGGAGTGAGACCTGTCTTCAAATCATGAATTCTTAATTTACCCCGTCGAAAACAAATAGTATCTGCGGTACCGAAGCAATTCTCTGAGTAATAGAGAGGTTGCTCACAATTCATCTTGAAACCAATGGCATCGTTGACGTAAGATGCCAGTGCCCTGTTTCCTTTAGAAAGTTTAACTCCTAAACGAATAGCCTCATGAGCCAATGCATGTAGATCACTGCCACGTTGAGCTGCTGTTGATGCTATAAACCGAGCCTCTAATTTCTCATCACTATAATTTACCCAATGATAACTGCTTGGGCTAAGAAATGCGTGCCTGTCGTATAATTCCAAATGCGGATTGAAGATCACTCAGCACTTCCTCCTCATTGTCAGGATTTATGAAGGAGGCATAAGACATATCATTCAACATATTAACGTAATACTCTTGATTAGGTTGGAGCCTAGATGTGTCGCCCATCTTAACTTCTAAAACGGCCCATCGATCGTTAAACAGAATCAGAATGTCGGGGAGACCTTGTACCTGTCTAGAATCAATTCTTATGATTAGACATCCTGGAAACAAGGTCTCCATTTTTTTAATAAGTTTAGCTTGGTATTGAGTTTCTCTCATGGATACTTAACTTTGCCTGAAGCAGAACCGTAGAAGCTTGTCTTACCGAATGTAAAGATTCCACCATCTTGGCCGAGCAGCCAGTAACCATCACCCTCTGCATCATACTCACATCCTACGATGGGGGCGTTCAATTTCTTACCACCCATACTCCCGTAGAAGACGCAGTTACCAAACATGAAGATGCCACCATCTGCGGCTGCTAGGAAGTAACCATCTCCCTTTGGCTTGACTGCCATGTCAACCACTGGCGCATTAAGTTTCTTACCTCCCATGGAGCCAAAGAACTTGGCATCACCAAAACAAAATACTCCACCATCCGCAGCAACGATGTAATAACCACGTCCTGTTGGAGTACGAACGATATCCATTGCGCCTCCCTTAGCTTGAGACGGTGGTGCGGACGGTTGAGCTCCCTTTTGACAGGCGGCCACAACTTCAGCCCATCGGGCCCGTACGTTATTACCAGAGCATGCTGTGGCGCTTCCAGGCGACTGGCTATGATCTCGCACTTGTGGGTTGTCAACAACTTCACGTCGATTACGAGCATCTGCACAGATACCTCGAATTCTTTCAATATCTGCGTCGTACAATGGATAACCGGTGTGACGATCACCAGAGAGACAGATATCCAAACTCACACCATTGAAATTAAGAGTGGCGTATGATTCCCATACAGAACGGAACCGCTCCCAACGACTTGCTCCGACTCCATACGTATATCCACCATACGAATAACCGCTTGAGTTATCTGTGGGCGCCCCGCCACCTTGGTGGTGAATAGTTACAAGAGATACCGGCGGAGGCATTATCGCTTCTCCTCGGTGTGGTCATGACCAGGAGCCTCTGTGGGCTCGATTTCTGATGCAGCTTGCCGACTTTCGCGTTCTTCTTCATCAGTCGGGTCAGGCTGCGGACCATCACCTGCGTCTGGATTTACTTGTGTCATAACACCTCCTCAGGCAAATTTTAAATAGATGCGTGTCACATCTACTCCTCTTCTTCGTTATATAGCGTGTAAAACGTGCGTCCCTTTTGTACCTTTCCTATTTTACCCGGCATTCGGCGACAATTTTTCAACAAAAACTTTTGGGGGAAATTCTAGGCTCTTTTTACTACTTCTTAAATATATATATATCTTATATAAATAAATGCCTAACGTACAATATAGCGAATAACCCCAGGTCAGAGTACTTGCAAACCTCCGGCAAACTCCCCGTCATAATCGCCGTTTTGACGAAAAATCCCGCTTTTCTTCAGCTCTTCACGCTCGTTAAAATTACGTTTACCGGCAATGGCATTTCGTATGGCGGTATCAACGAACGAATTTGACGACAGCACATAGTAGTACAACTCCTGAAATTCGGTGTTCAATCGGTCGATCCTACCTTGAGATTGTACAAAATTCTTATATGAGTAGGTAAGAGAGTACAGCACCATTGCATTTGTATCAGTACAATTCCATCCTTCACCACCAGCAGCATATTGTACGAGGTACACCCAACTATCTGACTCAGGCAAAGGATCCTTACGGTGTCCATTCCATTCACGGGTAGTAACAGAATCACCCAGCCACCTTAAGATGTCAAGTTCGTAATCAAAGTTGTAGAAGATTATCAGCCTTGGATGGAACTTGAGTAAGAACTTGATCATCTCAAAACGACTGGGGTCTGAATTCACAATCTTTCGTACCAGCCTCCACATGTCCGCAGCATCTTTCAAAGGCCTATCTTCGTATACATGCCAACGATTACGAACAACGGCTCTAACAAGCTCTTTATCGTACGCAACATCCATGTAGTTCATGATACGTTCCGTGTGTTTCACATAAGGCATCTCCACCAATACCTCGTTGCGAAGATCCTCCAAACGCATCTCATTAACATATCCAATTACTTGAGGATACTTGGTATACGGGGCATACAAAACATGCTGCCGCTTGAATTCAGTTATGTTCTTGTACCATCCATTAGCGATGAAAACCGGCGCATAATCCAACCATGTATCCCCAGGGGTAGCGCTAAGGAGAATCCATCGATTCCGCTTGACGATCTTGAGAAAATGACGTACCCAAGCCCCATGTCCAACAACTCGTTGCTCATCGAAGATAAAGAAGGCGTCCGTGACATCTGTGTACTTACCGATGTTATTCCACGAGTCCACAGTGAGGATGCCTGCAACGCTTGACTCTTCATCAGTTCCGATGCCGAACTTAGCTGCCTCTCCCATCCATTCAAGAGAGTCCCGCTTCTTTGCTGTAGTGATGACATAGAGATCTCGGGGAGCTTCAGCTCCTGCGTAATAAGCCACGGCAGTGAGAGATTTTCCAGCACCTACGCCTCCATAAAGTATTTTGCCATTACCGATAAAAGGGAGTACTTCCTTTTGATGCTCCATCAACTCGACTGGAGCCAAATCATCTGTGTCGAACTCGCAAACTTCCATTAATGCTCCGCTCGGTTACTCTCCCACTGCCCACCGTAGTACGGCATATAAATAGATTCACTAGGCGGGGTGGGATCTATTGCGTTTTTCTCTTTCTCGCACTTGCACGTCCCATAACACAAGCAAGGCAGACGAGGTTCTTTCCGTGCTCGTTCTCTTATTTCTTTATGCGTTTCCATTGGCTCCCCTCAGGACAAAAAAATTTAAGAGAGAATTCGGAAGCTTGTACTTCATCAACCTCCGGAAGCTTGTGTCTACTTGCTGGTCGGGTTTGTACGCCCGAGTGCAAGCATGACTTCTTATCCTTTGGAATGAAGTTTCTTATCCTTGTTCTCTCCATTATATAGTATGTAATTTATGCGACAAAATAAGACAAAAAGAGAGATCAATCTTTCGATTAACCTCTCTTTAACT